ACTACAGAGAATAATTTTTCTGTATTTCCCGTAGTTCCTAACAGCAGATTAACTACATTAAATGCATACTACCCAACTGCTTTGGGATATGGAAATGGTGTTTGGTTTTGCACTGATTTATTTGGAGATATTCTTTCTTCTACAGATGGAATTACTTGGACATTAAGAGCAGACTTTACTGGTCAAGAGGGCAAGTTTGCCGTTTATGCTAGCGACCAAACTACTTGCAAATATATGGTAGGTGGTCACGGAGGAACTCTTTATTCTTCTACAAACGGAACAACCTGGACAACACGAACTGCCGCTTCGGGTGTTTCAAGTGATATGAAAGGTCTTGCTTATGGCAATAGTTTATATCTTCTTGTTGGTGCATCTGGAAAAATAGATTCATCAACAGACGGTATTACTTGGACTACAAGAACATCAGGTGTTGCATCGCAATTAAACGCAGTTGCTTACGGTGCAAATGCAACAGATAAATATGTTGCTGTAGGTGTAAGCGGTGTAGTTAGAAGTTCCACTAATGGTATTACCTGGACTTCTCGTACAACAGGAACTGGAACGGTTGAATATCGTAGTGTTGCTTATGGAAAAGGTTTGTATGTAACAGTTGGAAACAATAGCACTTATGCTACATCTACAGATGGTATTACTTGGAGCCGTTCAAATGCACCACTTTCAACTACCACACAAACAATTTTATCTGTAACTTTTGGTAGCGGGTTATTTTTGGCACCTGTTTCTAGTAATTCTAAAACTATGCTTGTATCGCTAGATGGATTAAGTTGGTCAACAACTGCTTATCCAGATGCAGGTACAAGTTATACTGGCATATATGCGTTAGCAGCAGGTGGTAAAGTTGTTGGTGTAACAGCCACCGATGGAGCGTTTATTGCTCAGGAACCAGCAGTAATTAGTTTATACACAACTGAATTAACTACACTATAATAACAAAGGGGACATAATGCAAGAAGTACAAAAAGTAGACTTAATGATAGCAACACCTGGTTATTCATTAATGAGCAGTTATGTCAAGAGTCTTCTTGATACTGTTGCAGAGTTAAGTAAACGTGGTATAACTTGGGGTTTTTCTAATCAGTATGCTTCTCACGTTGCAGACGCTAGAGAAGTTACCTTAAGTGGAACACAAGAAAACTCAGTTGTAGAAAATCGTCCATTCCAAGGTTTAGTTGAATATAAAAAAATACTTTGGATTGATTCAGATATTGCTTGGAAGCCAGAGGATGTAATTAAACTTTACGAATCTGACGAAGATATAGTATCTGGAGCATACTTACTTGCTACTGGTGAGGTAACTGCCTATCCAATAGCACTTAAAAGGGCTTTGACGTATGATGAAGTACTACCTATGACAGAGCCAATGAAAGTTGGAGCAATTGGATTTGGATTTGTCTGCATCAAAAAGGGAGTCTTTGAATCTCTAAGCCGACCTTGGTTCCAATCTGCAATTACAACTATAGAAGTAGATGGAAAAGATTATACATTTCCAATCATAGGAGAAGATATTTCTTTCTGTGAAAGAGCAAGAGCAAATGGTTACGATATTTGGTTTGACCCAACCGTTAGAGTAACACATCACAAAACAATGAAATTAACTTGGGAAGGAATAAAGCCTTGAGAAACGGATTAGAAACAACCGTAAATGGACAACACGAATATGTTGTTTATGATAACTTTACTATAGAAATCTGGAATAAAGATGACGAAGATGGGACACCTCCTTGGTTTCGTCAACCTAATTATCCAGACAACACCCCATTTGAAAGTAAAGAAAAAGCAATTGAATGGGCAGAAAATATGCTAACTGAATATCAAGCACCTCCCGTAACAGAAGAAGAAGTTTTGCTAGAAGAACCAACAGAATAATGTTTATCCCTGAGTAAGGATTAAAACTGCTCACTAACATTTAAGGGGACTAAAATGATTCAACCAAAAGAAACAGTAGCCATCGGTTGGTGTGATGGTGGTATGGTAGATGGTAAATTTGCTGAGGGACTAATGTCTGCAGTGATTACTGGTGGGGCCAATAAGATGCCTATCAGTACATCTATCAGAGTGCAGGGTAATCAGATTGGCAGACAACGCCAGGTTCTGTTTGACTACTGGGCTGACAACATGGACACTGACTGGCTATTATGGGTAGACTCAGACATTGTTCTAACACCAGATGTAATGAAGAAGTTATGGGCAACTGCTGACAGGCATCACCGCCCTGTAGTAAGTGGCGTGTACTTTATCTCTAAGGAGAATGAAGGCACACTGATGAAGCCATATCCAGTACTCTTTAATGATGTATCTGAGTATGAGATTCAGTATGTGCATCCACTACCACAGAATGAAGTTATCAAGTGTGACTCAGCAGGATTTGGGCTAGTGCTTATGCACAGGTCTATCGTGTCCACTATGCGAGACAAGCATCCTAATCAGTCCCTATTTATGGAGACTGCAGGCGGAACTGATGACCAGTTCATCGGTGAAGATATTATCTTCTTCCGCAAGATGAAGGCTGCTGGTATTCCACTACATGCACACACTGGTGCTCTAGTAAAGCATATGAAGCGATTTGCGCTTGACTATGATTACTATGGTATGTACTGGACAATGGATAGTATTCAAAAGAAAATGAAAGAACAACCAAACTAAGGAGTCTACGTGGCTGGTCGTGATATTACCGAAGGTCGTGCAACGCGGGCAATTGCTGTTGATGTTGGTGTAGTTTCTACTACATCTATCTGGCAGAACACTGATGTAGCATACGATACTGCTATTGGCGGTATGCCGTTTATTTATGCTATCAGCGATGCACGTCCTTATATCCGACAGACTGCACCGTTCCGTAAGGAACAGTTCGACAATCAAACTGAACCAGGCGAGCAATCACTTACTGGTTGGTGGATTCGTAGTCAGCAGTCTTTCCACGGTGGAGACGGTATAACCTTTTACGACCCAGCCCAGACTGCATCTAACTCACCTGACCACTATCGCTTTGCCGATAGCAAGGGTGTAGATGTATGGACACAGGGTAAAGTAACGCTACTTAATAATGTTAATGTAGGACACATTACAACTGGAGCAATAAAATCTAATGGTCGCCCAAATCAATACCTACGTTCGATTAGATGGAATGATACTCCAGGCGTTTTATTAGCAGACGAATATGATGTTGATAAGATTGATACCGATGGCAATGAGACACACTTCATTAACTACAATGCTGGCACAGATTCAGCGGTATATGCTATCTGCGACGATGGAACATTTGCCTACTGGATTACTAACACATCAACCAAAAAGACTGTATACAAGAAGCCACTGACTGGCACTTCTGCATCTACAGCAGATGTTACACTGATGTTTGATGAGATTGGCACAATCAACAACGCTGCTATGGAGTATGTAAAAGAGCGTATTGTTATGTGCGCCGATAACAAGGTGTATGAGTTTGCTGCATCTGCAGTAGCGATGCCAAGCCCTGTATACACACACCCATCAACAACCCATGTGTACACATCTGTTGCTGCTTCTGGTCCTGCCATTTACGTATCTGGCTACAATGGAATCCAGTCTAGCATCATCAAGTTTACCCTATCAACTGCTGGCGTTATGCCAACATTGACATCTGCAATTACTGCAGCAGAGTTCCCAGTAGGTGAAATCGTACATAAGATTCACTACTACTTAGGTTATATGATTATTGGAACTAACAAGGGAATCCGCGTTGCAGTAGTTTCAGACCAAGACGGTTCACTTACTTATGGACCTCTTATCGTAGAGACAAGCCAGCCTTGCTATGACTTTGCTAGCCGTGACCATTATGTATGGTGCGCAACTGGCGTAGATGGTGAACCTGGAGTCATCCGTATTGACCTAAGTTTACAGTTGGAAGCATTGCGCTTTGCTTATGCAAACGATATCTATTATGGTGGAGTTACAGGCCGTGTCACTACTGCTTGCGCATTTGCTAACGGCACTGACCAATTAGTGTTTGCATCCACTGGTTTAACTGTTGGTGGCACAATCACCAATAAGGTTATGACATCAGGTGTTGCAACACTAACAACCGCTACAGCCCATGGGTTGACTACTGGAGATGCTGTATGGGTAGAGGGAGTTGATTCTAACTTTAACTCTTCTACTGGTCCTTGGACTGTGACGAGTGCAACAACAACAACCTTTACATACACCAGCGCGGTGACTTCAACCGTTGCATCGACTGCAGTATCATCAGCGACAGCAGTAGCCAATACTCCTGGCTCTACATACATTCAAGATGACACAGAACTGCTACCAACTGGATACATACAGACTGGCTACATTCGCTACAACACGCTAGAGCCAAAGAACTTCAAGCGTCTTATTGCACGCGGTGACTATACCTATGGCTCAATGACACTGGAAACAGTTACAGCAGATGGCACTGAGTACGATGTCGTATCTTACGATGCGTCAGTCCCGCCAGTAGAAGTAACTACATCTAATCCACAAGAAGCACAGGAATATCTGGCTTATAAGTTCCTCTTATTCCGTGATGGTGTTGACAACACTAAGGGACCAATCATGGAAGGCTATCAGGCTAAGGCAACTATCGCTACGCCTCGCCAACGAGTAATGAGATTCCCCGTCTATTGCTATGACGTGGAGACAGACCGATACAATGTACAGGTTGGATATGAAGGCAGAGCCTTCGATAGAATTGCCCAACTAGAATCCGTTGAAGAAAACGGTGACGTTGTAACATGGCAAGACTTAACCACAGGTGAGTCTCGTCAGGCTGTCATTGAACAAATCTCTTTCACTCGCCTCACACCTCCAGACCGTGGATTCACTGGTTATGGTGGTGTCATTGATATCACGATTAGGACCGTATAATGTCTACTGCTCAATGGCTAGGATTAGCCGTATCCGTTTGTACTCTAGTTGCCGCATTTGCTACAGCAGTACGCTGGTTAGTTAAGCACTACTTGTACGAACTAAAACCTAACTCTGGCTCGAGCCTAAAAGATTCAGTTATTCGCCTTGAAGAGAAGGTGGAAATCCTTTATCAGATTATGATTCAAAGAGGGAAAGATGGGAACTAATGAAGCCTGTTGTCAAGAAAGCCACACCTGCCGCTATTGCTGTCCTTCGACAAGCCACCAAGATATCTCCATCGCGTACGAAAGCATCCGATGGACTTCTGCCGTCGAAAGCGCATCAAGCACAGAACCCCAACTCAGACCATAACACAGGTCTTGCAGTAGACTTAACTCATGACCCAGCACGCAACATTGACTGTGCTGATATCTATGAACAACTCAAGCGCGACAAGCGAGTAAAGTATCTAATCTTCAAGGGTCAGATATGGATTCCAGGCAGAGGTGATAAGCCTTATACTGGCAGTAATCCACATAACAAGCATTTACATATATCAATCAAGGACAACTGTGGGAATGATGAATCCCCATGGTTCCCATGGTTATACAAGCCTAAGTTCTCTACTGCTGACCAAGCCAGATTGGCAGCATCCAGACTAAAGCCCCTACCAAAGAAGAAAGAGAAAAAATGAAACTAAGCAAGAAGCAGAAGTCAGTATTAAAGTCATACCTACGTGGTGTACTTGTCTCATTCCTGACCTTCCTAGCAGGTAATGAACTAGGGTTGGAGCCAGCAATCTCTATTGCTATCGCCTCTCTAGCAGGTCCTGCAGCGAAAGCACTGGATAAGACAGAAGATGAGTACGGACTAGGCTCCAAAGAATAGGCATTAAACGCCTTCCAAGGCCCTTTTAAGACAAGAAACCCCCTTACCTTAGTAGAAATACTAGGGCGAGGGGGTCTTTTGTTGTTTCTAAAGGTTACTTTTCGAGTTCTTCTTCCAACTCTTCAAGCCATAAGGTGTATTGCTTTCCTCGGATTCGAGCCTTGATGTCGTAGTATGCTGCCTCTAGGGCATAGAATACGGTGATACCAACGAGTGACCCAAGTGCTGCTTCAATGAAATTTGACATAGTACTCCTTAGATATAATTATAGTTAATATACTATATACAAGGCCAAAGGCCTTTATATATTTTCTTTATATATCAATTATACATGCGCTAAACCCAATCGTTGGATAGCCACGGTCTTGCGACCTACGTGTATAATTCTATATATGTCAATCAAACTAGAAGAATATACCTTACCAGAGCACATGTCGTACTCTGCGTTCACAACCTACTTAACCTGTGGGTATCAATACTACCTCGGCAGACTCCTCAACAAGGAAGAAGCCCCATCCGTCTGGTCTGTTGGCGGTTCAGCGTTCCACCTAGCGTGCGAAAACTACGATAAGGAGAACATGTGAGCGTTCAACAACTATGGGACCAAGCATGGCTTGAGTCCAAAGGTGACATCGACCTAACCAATGCACGTGTTGGTGGTCGTGCCACTAAAGCAAATCCTAACAAGGAAGACGTTACCTTCTGGCAAAACCAAGGACCTAAGTGGGTTGAGGCTTACATCGCATGGCGTAAGCAAAACTCTAACTGGAAAATCTGGACAGCGCCAGATGGCAACAAGGGAATCGAACTTGCGCTAACTCCTATCGTGGCTGGTGTTCCAGTCAAGATGATTATCGACCGCGTGTTTGAAGTCAACGGCGAACTTGTCATTGTCGACTTAAAGACATCGCAGAACACACCTACTAGCAGTCTGCAACTTGGCTTCTACAAACTAGGTCTTGAACAGACCTTCGGCATAGAGGTAAAGTGGGGAACATATTACATGTCCCGCGGTAACAACATCTCTGAAATGGTAGACCTATCCGAGTACACCTACGACAAGATGGAATACCTAATCACGCAATTTGACAAGGCGCGTAAGAACGCTATATTCTTACCCAACACAAACAGTTGTCAGTACATGTGTGGACTCACCGAGTACTGCCAATTCTCTATCAAGAAGGATAAATAAATGGCCGAAGACTGGAAGTTACAAGTATCGTACAAGACACCATCAGGTGACATGATTAACGTGCGTGCTCAGACAGCAGACGAACTCAGCGTATTACTAGAGGGAATTGGTGACTACTCTCATCAAGTCGCTTCTGTACAACGTCTGATTGTAGGTGCTTACGGAGCGCTCCCTTTAGCGACATCGCCTTCAACTCAAAGCACTCCGCCACCAGTATCATCCGCTCCACCCCAGGCGCAGGCTCCGTCCGCTACGGCTCCAGCAACCCCCGTACAGGGTGGACCGACGTGCCAGCACGGACCTCGCAAGTACAAGTCGGGAATCTCCAGCAAGACGGGAAACCCGTACGCGATGTGGGTCTGTCCGATGCCTCAGGGCGCGGACCAGTGCAAGCCAGTAAACTAATACCAGAAGAATTTCCATTTTGAATTGACTAGGAAGAGAGCCAAATGAGAACACTAGTACGCTCAGTAGGACGTGCCTCTATTGGAGGGGAACCTCTTCCTAGTTCGTTCAGAGCATTTGAACAGAACAAGATTATCATACGTCGTTCAGAAGTTTCTATGTTTGCAGGAGCACCTGGAGCAGGTAAGTCTACACTAGCATTAGCGCTAGCACTCAAGACTAATGTTCCAACTCTATACATATCTGCGGATACTAATGCACACACTATGGCAATGCGTTTGGCATCAATGATTTCGGGGAAGAGTCAGTCAGACGTTGAGCAGAAACTTAATACTGATGTTGGTTGGACTAAAGCAGTCCTCCAAAAAGGAAGTCACATAATCTGGTCGTTCGAATCCTCACCAACCTTAGAAGATATCGATGAGGAAGTCCAAGCATTCGAAGAGTTGTGGGGATGCAGCCCATCTCTCATTGTCTTGGACAACCTCATGGATGTTGCCACCGATGGTGGCGAAGAGTTCGCTTCCATGCGAGCCATTATGAAGGAGTTGAAGTATCTTGCGAGAGCAACTAATGCAGCGATTGTTGTACTACACCACACTTCGGAAGCAGTTCCAGGAAATCCTTGTCAACCGCGAAGTGCTATCCAAGGAAAAGTCTCTCAACTCCCTGCGCTTATATGTACACTTGGAACTGTTGGCACATCAATGGGCGTTGCATCAGTCAAGAATCGCTATGGACGAGCAGACGCGAATGGAACACTAATGACATGGCTTGCATTTAATCCAGAATATATGTACATCGACGATATACCAGAGAATGTTTAGGAGAGGTTATGCTAATGGAAAAGACACTAAAGATTATGAAGCAGGAAGCGTACGTTCAGGGATGGCAGGATGCAGCAGATGCAATCACATCTAAGTTTGAGGAATCGCTCCGCGGTTCAATCGAGAATCTAGAACTACCTAACTTTGAGGATGAAGATGACAACAAGGAAGAGTCACAAGGCTAGAGGTGCGACGTATGAAACCGACATCCGAGACTGGTTTAGAGCAAATGGATACGATAGTGAACGACTTGCTCGAACAGGTGCGAAAGATGAGGGTGACGTTGTTGTCCGCAAAGACTTCCTTGGAAGCATTGGCGTTATCGAATGTAAAGCCCCAGGGGCAGGCAACGCCATTGACCTTAGTGGTTGGACCAAAGAAGCACAGATTGAAGCCGTACACTACGCAGAAGCCAGAGGGCTTACGCGAGAGCAGGTAATGCCAGCAGTACTCATCAAAGCAAGAGGCAAGTCAATAGCAGATTCGTATCTAGTATTAAGGTTGGGCGATGTATTTGGTGGATGACTTACCAGACATAGTATCGGTGTTGAAGCACTACGGTGCCAACATTACACGTGCCTCTGGTCAAGTCAACATCAAGTGTCCGTTCCACAATGATAGTCATGCAAGTGCAAGTTTCAATACAAGACAGAATATATTCAATTGCTTCGCGTGTGGTATGCAAGGCAATAGCATTCAAATAATTGCTAAGAAAGAAGGGTGTGATATACGTGAAGCAAAGTCTATCGCAGAAGGAATTACTGGGGAGAGCCACCAGCAAGTACGCGGGAAGTATTCATCTGGCGGAAGATTACCTGGAAAGTCGGGGAATCACAAAGGAAGTAGCGCGTCTGGCGCGATTAGGCGTAGTAGAGGAGCCTGAACCTGGACATGAACAGTACACAGGAAGGCTCAGTATTCCGTACATTACGAAGACTGGCGTGGTTGATTTGCGTTTCCGCTCTCTTAATCCTGCCGTTGAACCGAAGTATATGGGTATGGTCGGTGTTGATACTCGCATGTATAACGTACTCGACATTGAGCATGCTGGCGATTGGATTGGAGTCTGTGAAGGCGAGTTGGACACGCTTACTATGTCTAAGTTGGTTGGAATTCCCTGCGTTGGCGTTCCTGGAGCGAACTCTTGGAAGAAGCACTATACAAGACTCCTTGCAGATTTCGAACGTATCTTTGTTTTCGCCGACGGAGATGCCCCAGGTCGTGAATTCGCAGCAAGCCTTTCTAGAGAGTTACCAGTTACTACTGTTACCTTCGGCGATGGGGAAGATGTCAACTCGGCGTACATCAGACACGGTGCTGACTTCATTAGAGAAAAGATGGGACTAAACATTGATTGAGATTCCACCATGCGCAGTATGCGGACAGCAATTCGATAACATCTTCGAAGCAACTGACCACATGATTGACGACAATGAAGAAGAGGAATTCAACCCTGAGATAATCTTACCTAATGGGTACAGGTTGTTAGTTGGCAGTCTACTACGTCAACTCTTTGACAAGGCTGATGACCCAGAAGAAGTACGCTCCATTGTACAACTAACTTACGGAACATTGTACGCAGCAGAGTCAGACATAGGTCTGATGAAGAAGTTGGTCGAGGATGCAATCATTCACGAACATATGTCCGAGATAGATTATGAATTAAAAGAACTACTAGACGAAGGAGAAGAAGATGGCAAACACTAAGTTCGTTAATGACTTGGGAGATACTACATCTGAACTGTTCGACTTGCTTCTATCGAAGCATTCAGACTACGGTCCAAAGAACATCAGTGATAGCCCTGGCGGTCCATTAAATGGGCTACGCGTACGAATGCACGACAAACTAGCGCGAATCAATAACTTGGTCGACACAAACAAAGGTCCGCAGCACGAATCGCTTGAGGACTCTTTCAAGGATATGGCAAACTATGCAATCATCGGATTGCTAGTACTGAGAGGACAATGGGATAGCGAATGAAAATCTTCGGACCATACAAAGGCAGTAAGCAAAACGGCGGGAGACCAATCTATGTCTTTAAGCGCAAGAAAAAGGACGGCACTACTACCACTACGTCTTCGAATAAGGCTCGCGTGGATTATGAGAAAGCAACGGGTAAAACCCTCCCGAAAGACTCGGAAGTAGACCACAAGAATAACAAGGGTAGAGCAGGCGATGACCGCCTATCTAACCTACGTGTATTAAAGAAAAAGGATAACGTAGCACTAGAGAACAAGCGACGCGCTGGTAAAAAGACCACCGCGAAAAAAACTGTCAAGAAAGCGGTTAAAAAGAAGCCATGAAAACTATAGTCTGTGTGTCCGATTTGCAAATACCTTATCACGATAAGCGTGCCGTTGCCAACCTTGCTGCTTTTATCAAGGCTTACAAGCCAACCGAAGTAGTATCCGTTGGTGATGAAATGGATATGCAGACTATTTCTAAATGGTCAAAGGGAACTCCACTAGAGTATGAACGCTCTATTGGTAGGGATAGGGACGAGACCACTCGGGTACTCGAGTCACTCAAGGTCAAGCATATCATTCGGTCAAACCACACGGACCGATTGTATAACACAGTTATGATGCGTGCTCCTGGGTTACTTGGGCTACCCGAGTTGGACTTACCACAGTTCCTACGCCTACCAGATATTGGTGCTACATACCATGAGAAGCCTTATGAGTTAGCACCTAACTGGTTACTTATGCATGGCGATGAAGGCTCTATGAAGTCCATTGGAGGGCTTACAGCCCTTGGTTTAGCGATGCGTACGGGCAAGTCCGTAGTGTGTGGACACACGCACCGCATGGGTCTGTCACATCACACGCAATCCTATGGTAACTCTACACCTCAGACTGTATGGGGTATGGAAGTGGGCAACCTTATGAAGTACAAGGAAGCCAAATACATCAAGGGTGGACTTTTCACATGGCAACAAGGCTTCGGTATGTTGTATGTAGATGGCAAGACAGTAGTACCAGTAACAATTCCAATTGCTAAAGATGGTTCA